GAAACGTAACGAATCAAGCTGTCCAATTTCAAAATAACGGAGCACCAAGTCGTCAATCTTTCGGTAATAACATTTCGTGTAATGGAAGCACGATGACTTTTTCTCCTTTTTATATGGGAAATGATACTGAACCACAGACAGAAGATGGTTACGTAATTACAGAGAACTGGGGATTTCAAATAAACTTTTCAGTTCCTTTAAACAGAGATTTGACTAAGCAATGCGAACGCATGGCTGAGAGTCAGATACAAAAAAATAAGCTCGACTTCGAGCTGGTTCGTGCGCTCAAATGTGCCGAGCTACAACAAAAAGGATTCACGATAAGACCGGGTACACGTGTTTATCACCTTTGCTCAGATATCGTGCCAATCCAATCACTTTTACCCCCTAAAAAATAATGTTAGCAATAGTAAAACCATTCGTGCTTAGTGCACTCAGATCGCCAAAATTCAAGACTTTTGTCGTGGAATTATTGGAAAAACTTGTAGAGCAGAGTGATAACGAATTGGACGACAAAGCCTTAGCCATAGTTAAAAAAGGTCTCGGCTTATAAGGTGAAAGACACCACTCGAATTACAGACCCATATATTTGGGTTGTAGATAATTTAATATCAGTCCGTCAGTGTAGTGCAATTATCAAAAAGTTTGAGAAGAATATAGATCAAACACATCAAGGTGTGATTGGTGATGCAGATAGTCCACGAGTAGATACACAAGTCAAAAACAGTAGAGACTTAGTAATGACTAATAAAAATGGATGGGAGAGACAAGATAAGTTGTTCCATTCTTTAGTTAGTTCAATGCTAAGTAACTACTGTGAACATTTAAAATCTGCTGGTGGATACGAAAGTTATACAACTGGTGAAATGTATTACTGTCTTCCATATGGAATAAATGACGAATATAAAGATACTGGATATCAAATACAAAAAACTGAACCCGGAAAAGGCTATGTATGGCATAACGATTTCAGTCCAAGTAGAGTAATGACTTTTATTATTTACTTGAATGATGTTGAAGAAGGTTGGACACAGTTTTATAACGGAGATCAAATATCACCAAGAGCTGGTAGAGGAGTAATATTCCCTGCTACTTGGACTTATGTACATCAAGGATATCCTCCTAAACAAACTAAATATTTAGCTACAGGATGGTTACATAGCGAACTTTAATATCACATATTTATGAAAAAGAAAGCAACTGAAGATCAATTTAATGAGTTGCATAATCTGGTTACGAAGGAATTTCTACAAAGAATAAAAGCAGGGGAAGCTACCACTCAAGACCTAAAAGCAGCTTGTGATTGGCTTAAAACTAATGACATTAGCGGTGTTGCTTACGACGGAAATCCTTTAGATAAACTCGCAAAGGTTATGCCAACCATAGATCCAGAATTAGTACAGGCAAAGCTATATGGCAAGCACTAGCTCATACTACAAATCCAACCCAGCAGCTAAGCAAAGAAGACTTAAGCAGCAAAAAAAATACAACAAAACTAAAAAGGGCTTAGCCCTGCGTGTAAATGCAAATCGACTTAATCGACAACTTGGTACGTACGGAAACGGCGACGGTAAAGACGCTGCTCACTACGAAGGTAGTACTACCAAAGGAAGATTACAGAAACCATCTGAAAACAGAAAAAGCCGACTCAAAATACGTAAATGACCCCTCTATTACCTAGTCCAAAACATTACTTACACAACTTAATAACCATGACAAGTTCAGATTCTAAAAGGCTCTGGAGAAGAGCTGTTAAAGAGCACTTCAATTGTACATGTGTTTATTGCGGAAAGACCTATGAATTTAAAGAACTTACACTCGATCATGTCAAACCTCGTAGCAAAGGAGGACAAGATCTTACAACAAATGTTGTCTGTGCGTGCAGGCAATGCAATGCGGACAAAGGTAGTAGTCATTGGCTTGGATGGATGCGAAAAGCATTTGGATTTCAGCCACTGCGAGAGTTAATTATCCAACAACATATAAATTAAATAGCTGAACGATGGCACTTAAAAGACCTGATCGTCTGAAGTATGCAATCTATACCAAAGAAGGTAAAGAAAAGTATGCAAAGGATATGAGAGCTTATAAAAAAGCTCAAGCGGAAGCTAATAAAAAAGCGGAAGCTAATAAAAAAACTAAGACACCTACTAGAACTAAAACTAAATCTAAAACACCTACCAAACGACCCGGCATGACAAAAGCTGAAAAGCAAGAAATGCTTAAGGGTAATTCTTTGCAAGACAAAGAAAAAGCTTTAAAAACTACAAAGACTAGAACAAAGACTAGAACTCAGACAAAAAGTAAGTCAACTACAAAAACAGCAACTAAGTCTAAGACAAAGACTACACCTAAAAGAGGTCGCGGTAGACCTGTAGGTTCTACTAAAAAAACTGCAAATAATGCACCTCAAACTAATCAGACTTTAAAAATCGCAGGAGATGGTGCTAGGAAACTCGCTAAGAAAGGTGGTGAACTTGGAAAACAAGCTTTTGACAAAGGTAAAAAAGTAGCATCTAACGTTAAAGAAAGCGGTAAGAAATTTGGTGACATTCTTAAAGCTGGAAACAAACAAAAGAATCCTAAAGCAGTAACAAGACCACAAAAAGCAGCTCAAGCTGTTAACCAGACCATAAGAAAAGGTACTGTACTTACTAAAAAGTATCTTAAGAAAAACAAACCATTCAGAACAGCAGCAGGAAAAGTTATAAAAGGTGTTAAAAATAATCCGGGCTCAGTTGTTCGTGGTGCGAAAAACTTAGCAAAAGGTGGAATATATAGTGCTGTAGCAAGTGCTGCCGTAAATAGAGCTACAGCTCCTTTAACTAATAGAATTACCAAAAGTGTACGTAACGTACAAAGAAGAGCTATTGGTAAAGATAATTTAACTCTTAAAGAAAGTAATGAGTTAACAAAAAAAGTTAACAACATGTCAGGAGCTGAAAAAAAAGCTCTACTTAAAAAACAAAGAGCAGAAAGAGACGCATACAAGAAATCTCAAAAAAGTAATACTAAGTTTTCTACTACCAAAAACCTCAACAAGCAAAAGAAAGATAATAAAACCAATAACACTGGTCTAAAAATTAGAAAGACTGAACGCTCAAGCCGTAAGAATACAAACAAAGATTACAACGCACCAACAGCAACTAAGAAAGCTGACAAGCGTTTCTCAACTTTCAGAGTTGGAGATCAAGAAAATAGAAAACTACAACTAGAAAGACAAAAAGGTAATAAGGAAACTTACAGCAGAAAGTTATCACCACAAGCTAATAAACAAGCTACTGATACTAAAACTAATAAAAAAGAAAAACCTAAGTCGAAGTTTATAAAAACAGGAAAAGGAACTCTAGCTAGAAGAGGATCCGTAGCAGCACGTAGAGCCGAGAACAGAGAAAGAGCAAGGAAACGCGCTCAAGAAATGGCAAGGCGAAGACTAGCAAACAAATAAACATACCGCCCTCGCAAGAGGGCTTTTTTAATGAAGCATATTATCAAGCCGCTTCTCGGCAACGGGAAGAAGGTGCTGGCTAATGGTGCGGATGTAGTTGCAAAGAACGGAAAAAACGGAAATCACGGTAATGGCAATGGCTCTTTAGTTAGCTCTTACGCCAAAAAACAAAGAGCTTTAGCTAAAGCCAACTTAAAAAATACTGGGTTTACACAAGTTGTAGACAAGTCTATTGAAAACCCTAACGACCTTGCACTCGAGTCAGCACGTACAGAAGTTAGAAGAAAATTTACTGGTTTAACAGAAAGATCTTTACCTATAACTGACAGAATTATTGATCTTGATGAAGTTGATACACAAGTTAAAAACAGGTATAGAACTAAGTTAAGGGAATTTTATAATAACAATAACCAATCCCTCAAAGGTTATAGAAAAGATATAGGACTACTTAAAGTAGCTGGTCAAGATATTAGAGGAAAGATAAACGTTAGCAAAGGAGTAAGAGACGTAAAGTTGAAAAACACATTAAAAGACGCAGAAGAAAAAGCAAGGCGTGATTTTGCAATGGAAGTACAAACTGTTAACCCTGATGATAAATTCAGAGGAGGACATCACAGGTTTGAATTAAGTTTAGGTGCAGCTATTACAGATGGCTTAGAACAAACTCAATTAAGACCTTTTTGGAAACTTGTACAAAATTCATACCCAAACTTATTTCCGGGAAACCATCCATACAACCAAGTTGCGTTTGAGATGGGCTTTACAGACAAA